ATCACCCAACACAGCATTACGCTGACCCTGTAGGCCCGCCATAATAGCCTGTTGCGCCATATAGTCACCCGCTTGCGTAGCGTCCAGCATGGGCTTAAATGTTTCCCCGGTTAAGCCGAGGTTCCTATTAATGACTTGGCCTCTAATATTTTGAGCGTTTTGATAGCCAGGAGTTAGGGCGTCAACACCGCGCCCGCCATACCTTGCAATTAACGCTGCCTTCTCATCAGCCTGCTCTTGAAAGTCTTTAGATAATTTTTTATCTGATTTGTAGTCAAGAACGCTTCCCGTAAGACTTGCAGCCCCACTCGCAAGACTTGCCGCTATTGCTGCTGCTGCTGCATATGACATTATATTTTCTCCAGAAATTTGTCTACAATCTTGCCTTCAATAGTTTCGTAAGTAGGAACTATATATTCCTGTTCAACCAGATCAACGCTTGGCTCTTTGTCCCACGGCAAGCAATTAATCCACACTGCGTCCTCGATGGCGTAGATAGCCTTTTTGGTTAGCTCTCCAGACACAAGAGTATGCGGAGCCTCTAGCTCTACCCTTCCTTTGTCTGTAACAGCTACAACCTTTCCCTTTGACAAGATGTTGACGTTGGAATGCCGGTGTATCTTGCCAGTAATTACCACGCCTGCCGGTATGTGCAATTCTCTTGTGTATAGCCCATGACTGAAATAGTGATGACATTCCAGCTTGTTAATGTCGATATTGTCAGGACTTGAAAGGAGAGCCTCTTCAAGTGATGCCATCTTTTCCCTGTGATCGATATTAACTATATTATTCAAACCAAAACCCAGCCCTGTTTTCGGTCACCGCCAATTTCAGGCTGCATTTTTCGATATTGTATGGCAGAAGCGCCACCGCTAGAATCTAAATATAAACTGTACTGTGCCGCCTCGATTACGCCCTCTGGACTGCCCGACCCTACAATGGGAATCGATAGGCTTGCGTCCTGAGTAAACTGTCTAAACGAGTTAGCCATTGTCCCGTCCTCTCGGACGATAGGCTGGGCTACATTAAGCCTTGGCCCGCTCACCCCTCACCGCCAATAACATTAGCTGTAAGCTGAATAATTACTGGCTTAACCGCATCGGTAAGGGTAAACCTAAACACCTCAAACCTAGCCGCCCGTCCGTTCCTGCGCCAGATAGCCCTTCGGTTGTACTCTCCAACCTTGCCTAGACCTCTGGCAATTGCGCCCGTCCATGTCTTACCGTCTAGGCTGCGCTCTAAAACTATTTGCGGGTCTTCAACTGCCGCATTGCCGACTCCAGACTCAACCGTTAGCTCAAGGCTGGGAAAGAACACAGACTGCATATTATTCTGAAACGGCTGTGTCGCTATCGTTCTTGATATGGTATTGCCGTATTCGGTGTAGACATCAGGATCAAGCTCACCAATCCTACCGTCAATAATATCGCCACAAAGGATGCGATTGTACGCCTTTACAACAGACGCGATCCTTGAGCCTCCTAGAGAGCCTGAGATCAATGACTTGCGCTCATGCCACCGTTGGGATGTCGTATCATAAACCAGCGTGGTCGATGGCAGAGAGAAACCTATAAAGCCAGCCCCGTTAGTCGAATAGACCCAAGAGTAGATGGCAGCGACCTGTGTCTCTGTCAGTCTTCCTAAAATAGAATCAATAGCCGTCGTCGATATTTTGACTGTGTTGTTGCCGTTTAATCCCCAGATTGCTGGAGATTCATTCTGTCCTCCACCGACCCACATAAAAGTATCCTGTGCGTTAATCAGTGAATACGGAGAAAAGCAGCCCTTTTGTAAGAACAGCCCAGTTCTTTGAAAGGGAAAGTCAGCACCGCCTATGTTCTGGAATGCCTCAAATGTCTCACCGCCCGAAATAAAGAGCTGATTCTTAAAGACTACCGGGGCAACTATGTCATCAGGATCAGACTCGGCTGTACCAAAGTCTAAGGCGTTATAGGCCAGCCCGTTGTTAATCGCGCTGACTATGAATTTTTTAGTGTCCGTTGTAACTAGGAAATAGCCGTCAATAAAAACAACAAACTGGGGCGCTCCATTAGCCGTAAAATCTACATCAGTAATCTGAGCAAAGACATCAGTGACATGGTTGTAGATGTATCCGTTGCCGCCAGGAACCAACACCATAAGCTGAGTTCCATTATCAGCCATCGAGACTCTTGCAGTTCCAGTAATCGTGCCTATCGTTGTTAGAACAAAGGCATCGCTCATGCTGTAGAGCTGCGTACCGTTTACAAAGTACGGAACCCCGGCCATCTCATGTGCGCCACGATTAATTTCATCGAGCACGCCCGTAGTAGCAAGCTGTGTCGTGCCTTCTGTGCCGAACAAAGTCTCTTGGTTTAAGCCTACCCCTTGAACAATATTGGGATACCAGTTTGTGCATTCTTGGGCAGAAAGAGGCAAGGAATCGCTGACATAGAAACCGTTGGCTATTGGCAGGACAGTAGCGGGCATCTAATCAATACCAAATAGTGCGCTGCTAACTGTAATGTTGTCAGTGCTGGTCGCATTCCTCACAAAAAGCTCTACATAGTCATCTGTAGCAAATGATTGGTTGGTCGATAGGGATAAATTCTGAGTCAATCCAGTAGAGATGAAAGCTGATATTCTAGTAGCATCAATCACTACACCATTCTTAGCCACATACACCGAAAGGTTTTGGCTTGCAGCAGAAACTGGGTCTAGCGTTATTGAGGCGTGTATAGTCATAACGGCTGTAGTCGTGCCGTTATAAGTAAGCCTCCCGCCCGTTGTTTGCGTAAAGCCAGTATTTACGCCAAGAACCCATGTCCCAGCAATAAGAACTGGCGTGGCAGTTGCACCGATCACCGTGGCCGTTGCATTGGCCTGAAGTGAGCTTTCAGTGTAGGCCAAGTCATCATTTGCAGAGATTTCTACAGTGTTACCAACCGCAGCTAGAGTAATTCCGCTCCCAGCTACTAAACTTACAAATGTTGGGCTAACCGCCGTTGTGTTTAGCATTAACGGTGAGCCGGTAGAGTCTACGGTAAAATTGTGCTTAATCTCTACGCCGTCAGAGGCAGAAACATTAGCCTCTATTCCAGACCCATTCTCAATGCCCCTAATGTTATTGACCGTTGCCTGAATATCAAGAATAGGGGCAGCGGTTACAGCTCCAGCCTGAACAATAGTGCCAGTAACGCCTAGACCGCTAATAAAATCAGTGTAAGAAATTCGGTAGTTGGTATTGTCAATAATGTAATTGAGGTAGCTATTTGAGCCAGCGATAGTGGTCTTGGCTACGAACTGGCTTATCTTCCTGCCTTGTGCGCGTGTAGTTGTCATGCTGTGCTAGTCTCCAGGCCAATGGCTCCAGTGGTTTCGGCAAGTATTTCAGCCTCTTGGTCCGCATAAAAATAACCAGATGTGCCATACGTTTGGCCTTGGTTGCCTGACCCAACGGGTAACGTACTGGGATTATGGCTAATCCCCATTGTCTGCCCGATAGTTCGCATCGTATGTAGTCCCTCTCGCGCAGCAGCGACTAGCCCTGTAGAGATAACGCCACCATAATCGGGCGATACCTCGATAGCCATGTTAGCTATGATGCCGCGCAATGCGCCAGCGGGAACCGTAACCGAGTCACCAAGATCAGCAACCTCGGTATAGCCAAGCTGTACGCCTTGAGCGTCTAGCTGGGTCATGTAATTGTTTAGTGCAAATATGTAGTCCTGGTACTCAGCAGGCTCAAGTGGAGACTCTGTTGCCTGTACCAAAATACGCTGCAATGATGCCTTAGCAACCTGTGCCACAGTAGCCATTAAGCATACTCGGCTTTCGGCTGGCGTTTCATTCCCTTAGTCAGTGCAGTCATTTGACTTTTGAGTTTGGCTATTTTAGCCTTTACTCGATTCTCTTCTTCGGCAAAGTTTTTCCCTTCCTTTCCCGCAATTCTAAATAGCTGATCTTCACCATTTCTAACTTCTCGCTCTAGCCTTCTTAGCTTTTGCGCCTTATCAACTCCAGCGTCCGAATAATCAAACTGAAAACCTGCGACCATTGGCATAGCAATATTCTCCTAAGTTTAAAAAAATAGGCGCGGCCTGTTTTAAAAACCGCGCCTATGAGCCAGTTAACTTATAAAGGCTTTATACTCCGTAACCTTGACCCGCAAAGTTAGGATTGAAGACCGCATACGCCGGAAGAAGGTCAAAACGAATCTTCTGTGTATTAGAGTCACCATCTGAGTACTTGGAGACACGGATAGACATACCGTCACTGGTAGTCGCAACAGTATCAGTTGAGTACAGCTTAGGTAGCTTCACTGTGCCAAGACCATATGCCTGCTCCGTGTAGAACAAGTTAGGTTGGTAAACAGTTGCAGCAGTACCAAGAATAGTTACAACAGCGCCATCGGCAGGAGCAGCATCAACAGTGTTGTACTGACCGGTAGCCTCATAGATCGCAGCGCCAGAGACAACAATAGTTGCAGCGTTGCCAGCAATCGTTACTGTTGAAAGCACTGTGCCAGTCCAGGGAACCGCAGCACCCGCAGCATCAAGCATCACTTGTCGAGTAGCGATATTCAAACGATTAACACCAGCAATCTGAACTTGATCACCAGCTACAATCGTCCCAGTTCCCAAAGCATCAATCACCAAAGTCTGCTGCATAGTGTCCTTCGCAGTGACGTAGGTTGCATCAGGAGCGCCGTCCAAAGTACCCGCTCGG